CCCGGGGTCTGCGACCGACCCCCCCCGTGCACGCCCCCCGTGCACCTAGGTGCAACACTAGTCCATCACCATCACTCTGTCAAGCTCACCATCACTGTGATGTACGTCACACTACTCATCACCACATCTGACTTGACACCAATCACCGAATCCACCTAGGTTGATACCAGCACCACAGCAACACCGGTCGAGAGAGCCGCGATCGCAGGGCAGGCCAGCACCATCGGCCCCCACCCTCCGGTCGCCAGACTTCTACCGGTACCGGGGCTAGAACCAGGTCGACATGTCCCTGTCCCCCGGAGCGGCCCTTGTTTCACGTGAAACAAGGGCCGGTGCTGCAGCCCCCGACCAAGGAAGGAACCACCCACCATGAGCCAGCTCACGAGCGAGACGCTCACCATCACCGGCGTGCCGGCCAGCCTGACCGAGCGCGCCATGGCCTACGTCGCCACCGTCATCGACGAGGATTTCTACGGCGGACTCGGCCGGTTCCTCGCGGCGAATGAGAAGCTCGGCCTGATCACCACCGACACCGTCGGCCGAATCAGCGAAGCTCTGGCACAGAACACTGCAGCCGTCAGCTTCAGTGATTGGTGCCGCTATTGGGACACACTCAACGCGGCCCGGATCACCTTCGCCTGACAACTCTGGTCCGGCCGAGATGCCTTGTCCTGCAAGGCATCCCGGCCGTGGCCACGGTCGCCAGACCGAAAACCCCGACCACGAAAGGACTTTCACCCCCATGAACATCACCATCCGAGCCGCTTGGACTCGTCCGGGCGCCACGATCGAGCTCGCACCGCACATGGAACTCAGCACGTTCTGGGATGGCTGGTCTGCCAAGGACGAGGCCAGGCTCCTGCACGACACGCTCCGGGACTCCCTGCCGGGCGGCACGCTGGACGAACTGCGCCGCCTGCTGGTCATCTCCGGTGAGGAGGACCAGGCGGCGCTCCGGGCGCCGGTGAGTACCTGGCGGTTCAGCTCCGGTGAGGAGGACAGGGCATGAGCCGCAACGATGCCGTCCAGACCGATCCGGCCATCCTCAGGGCGATCGAGGCCCGGGACCCGGACGGCGGAACTGAGCAGCCGAGTGCGGCAGCCTACGCGGCCTTCCGGGCCGGAGTGATCGCCGATTTCGGCTGGCGAGCCTGGCACGACTACTCGCCCGGAGGATGGGACGGGGGATACGACGAGTGAGCGACGAAATCATCACGATGGAAGGCCGATCGCCGTACGTCGGCGATCGGACCTATCACATCTCCTGTTTCGTCTGGGTTCACATCCATCTCGGAACGCTTTCGCCAGCAGCTCGCGACATGGAACCGGACGACATCGTCTCGCAGTGGAACGGTTCCTATCCTGACGACATCATCGACACAAGATTCGCACAGGATGACCATTCCGAGCGCTGCGAGGCCTGTTCAGAATGGATCTGAAAAAAACAACAACCGAAACGAAAAAGTCTAACCCTAAACCTTAGGTTAAGACTTTTTCACTGTATACCCTACTGGCCAGTAACATACGGTGTGACGCTCGTCACACCGGAAACCTGCCCAGATGAGCACGCACCATCCTGCAATCCACCTAGGGTGATTGTCATCACCCATCCCGACCGAAGGAGAAGGCACCATGTCCCGTCAGAGCATGCTCGACCTGAACACCCAGACCCTGATCGGCTTCACCGACAAGCGCGGCAAGGCCTGGCACTACGTGGCCGAACACCAGATCGGAGAGGGCAATCACTTCGACGGCGCGGTGCCGTTCGGCGCTGTCGAACGGCTCTTCGGCTGGCGCGTCGTCACCTCGCCCGTGCTGGCGCAGGTACCGGCCGACCTGACCGAAGCGACCGGCATGGCGCCCGACGGCACGCCGGTCCGGACCGTGACCGATCCGAGCCGCAAGGTGCTGCTCCGGTCCGACACCGGAGCGGTGCTCGGCGTGCACTCCGCCCGGTACGGGGTGCACGAGTATTCCGACGGCCTGCTCCGCAACGTGAGCACGATCCTGGGCGACTCGGTCCAGATCGGATCTGCGGGCCTGCTGGACGGCGGGGCGAAAGCGTGGGTACAGATCGAGACGCCCGAGACGCTGACCACCCCGGAGGGCGTTGACATTCGGCCCCACCTGCTGGCCGTCAGCTCGCACGACGGAACGATCCCGACCACCTACAAGCGCGTGGTCACCGTCGTCGTCTGCGACAACACGTGCACAGCGGCGCTCGGCGAGTCCGGGGCCGAGTTCCGGATCAAGCACACGCGCTACTCGGCGCTTCGCCTGACGGACGCCCGGCAGGCGCTCGGGGTGCTGGAGAGCATCGCGGACGACTTCTCCGCTCAGGTGAAGGCACTGTGCGCCGTCACGGTAACGGACCGGCAGTGGTTCGCATTCCTGGACGAGGTCGCCCCGGTGCCGGACGAACCCGGTCGGGCCCGGACCACGGCGGGCAATCGGCGCGACGCCCTGACGGCGCTCTACCGCAGGGATGAGCGGGTTGCGCCATGGTCCGGCACGGCCTACGGCGTGCTTCAGGCCGTGAACACCGAGGCCCACTGGCTCACCTCGGCCCGGGGGTCCGACACCTTCAGCCGGAACATGAGCCGGGCGATGTCCGGCGGAGTGGAGAAGCTAGACCGGGAGACCCTGAGCACTCTGGGCAGGGTGCTCAGCAATGTCTGACCGACTCGAATAGCAAGGGGCCCGGTACCGGAGAGATCCGGTACCGGGCCCTTCTGTGCGTCAGGCCCGGGCCATTGCCCGGTCGATCCGGGCGGAGGCCAGACCGATCGAAATGAGATCCGAGACCTCACCGGAGCGAGGATTCTCCGGCACATCCATCTTGAGCCTGGCCGCGTACTCAACGGCCTGTTGCGAAGCCTTGCGCTTGCGCCACTGCGCAGCCTTGCGGGACAGCACCATCTCCTCCGGAGTGATGTCGGCCTCACCGGTCGCCATTCCGAGAGTGAGATCCGGGACGCCCTGGGCGATCCATCCCCCACCCCGGGACTTGCCGAAGGACGCCACGTCGTACCCGTCGTCATCAGAGGGCAGCAATGCGATGAATCGGTCACCGGCCGGGATGAACCAATAACCGGCCCGGGTCTGAAGCCATCGCTGACGGGAACCATGGAACAGGTCGACATCTTCCGATGTCATGAGCGATTCGTACTGCCGGAGCAGCTCGGCGAGACGCTGCTCCGACGTGGCCTCATCCTCAAGCGCCGCTTCGATGAAGGACTGCCCCGGGCGGAGCGTGATCGGCCGGGCACCGGACAGCGTGCTCAAGGTCGCCAGGGCGTGCGCCCGGGAAGCTCCCACCAGGTCCAGCACCAGAGCCTGCCGCTTGCCCGGGAACGGGCGCAGGACGCGCCCGACCATCTGGACGTAGAGCGGAGCGCTCTCCGTAGCCCTGGCAATGATCACTGTGGATGCCCGGGGCGAGTCGAAACCCTCCGTGAGCACCATGCAATTGCACAGGACGTCGATCCGACCGGCCTCGAAGTCCCGAATCATCGCCCGGCGCTCATCAGCATCGGTCTCGCCCGAGACGACGGCGGACCGATAGCCCGAAGCCGTGAAGGCCTCGCCGAACTCATGAGCAGAGGCCACGGTCGGGGCGAACAGGATCGCCGGATGCCCCGGGCAGTGCTCGGCGTAGGCCTTCACGGCAGCGGTAACGGCTTGCGACTCGTGCAGCGCCCGAGCAAGATCATGCGGATCGATGTCACCAGCCCGGTGCTTCAGTGACTCAAGATCGAGATCTTCGACCCGGACGGCGATACCCCGGACGTCCGCCAGCCAACCAGAACGGATCATGGTCAGCACGTCGGCCCGGTAGGCCACGTGATCCCACACGTCCGAGAGCCGCACGCCGTCCCCACGGGCCAGCGTGGCGGTTACGCCGACCCAGCGGGCTTCACTAAATCGATTTAGAATCTTCCTGTAGCTGGCGGCAGTGGCATGGTGGCACTCGTCCACCACTCCAAGATCCACTGGCCTAGGATCGGCGCACAGCGCCTCCAGCCGTGCCGGACGACTCAGGGTCTGGACCGAGGCGACGATCACGTCAGAATCAAGATCGTTCTCCTGGGCCTTGATCACGCCGACCGACAGCTCCGGAGCTACCGTCCTGATCTTGGAAACGGCCTGCCGGATCAGCTCGTCCCGATGGACCAGCACCAGCCCCCTACCCCGATGGGCGGAACGCGCCAGCAGGTGGGCGAACATCACCGTCTTGCCGGTCCCGGTCGGCAGCACCACAGCGGTGCGCTGACCCGGGTGGGACTCCCACCGGGCTTCCACGGCCTTGATCGCCTCGGCCTGGTAAGGCCGCAACGCGATACCGGCACTCACGCCCCGCTCACCTCCTGCGCCGGGACGCCGACCGGCGTGACGTCGCGCCGGAAAAGCTCCATGTCCACCAACTTGCCCGGCCGGATCCGGCCGAGCGCTCCGACCCGGACCGCCACGGCAAGGATGTTGCTCGCGGTTGAACGCTCAACGTTACCCGCGCTCATCATCAGAACGATCAGCGCTGCCCGGCGAACCGGACCCTCGGCCAGCGCCCCCCACGCGGCACACCACGCGGCCCGCACCCTCACGCCCCGGCGGGGGTACTCCCCGAACAGATTCGGCGCGACATCGGCCGCCAAGCACCCATCCACCGAGCACCCGACGCATCGCGTCCCGGGCGGCACCTGTCTCACCTCGGCCAGCCCCCCCTCTCCGCCCGGCCCGCTCGCGACCCGCTCCCGGGCGACCATCTCCTTCTCCAAATCCACCATGAGCGAATCATGACACTGATTTCCGTTCCGAACAACCACCGAACGACCGCTCCGCCGAACCGGACAAGAAGCGCCCCGCCGCCCCCTTAAGGGGGGCGGCGGTTCGGGCGCTTCCAAAGGAAGAAGCGCCGTGATCTTGGGGCGCTTCGGGCGGTTCCTCCTCTACTTCAGAAGAAACCGCAGGTCAGAAGCCCTTTTCGAAGCGCCCCATGATCACGGCGCTTCGGGCGGTTCCTGTGGATAACCTGTGTGTAAGACCGCCGTGATCTTGGGGCGGTTCTCTTGATCAACAACCCCGCCAAAGACGCCGGGGGCAGGGGGGGCGGTGGCCGAAATGACCCGGTTCGTCGCAGTTCCGGAACGGTCTCGAAGGAGTCCCACCTGGAACCGCCGGAACCGCCCATGATCTTGGGGCGGTTCCGGCGGTTCGGGCGGTTCTAGAGCCTCCCGCGCGGTGCAGGCACTCCTTCGGGATGCAGCGAGCCTGCACACTGCCCGGGCAGATGCCAGGGAAGCAACCGTCTTCCGCTCGGCGAGAGGTGTTCAGAGCGGCAGATGAGTCCGGCGGCGTGCAGCGCGTGCGATGCCTCATCGATCCGCCCCTTGGCTCCGGTGACGGCTTCGCGCAACTCGTTGGCGGTCAGCGGACCGCGCTCGGACAGGCGCCTGACGATCTCCGCCTTGATCCAGGCGAGCGGATCGGTGTCGTGATCCGGATCGAGCAGGGGCGGTTTCAGCTCCAGCACCGGAGCATCGGAGTAGGGGTCGGTGGACGGACTAAGGCTCAGGTCGGCGAAGTAGGTGGCGAGCGAGCCTTTCTCCCGGACGCCGTGCCGTCTCAGGTCGCCGTTCCGGTCCTTGCGGATGTAGATCTTGGACCGCCCGGCCAGCCCGATGCCGAACGGATCGATGTTCTCCAGCTCGAACAGCACCCCGTTGAGCCCGGCCTTCTTGTGCTGGGCGCCGATGGCGTAGCCGCCCCTCGAATCCTTGTTCTTCACGACGTGGTCGGTGGCGAGAGTGGCCGCTCCGACGTTCATCGCGGGCCGGACGAAGGTGCGGCGCCAGGCCGTGGCGCTCTCCTGCGAATTCACCTCACCGGCGAACAGGGAGTACCCCTCCGTCACCCCGTCCAGGCAGACGAGCGTCGGCCCGGAGCCCGCGAAGTCGAGGAGCGCGGCGTACTGCTCGCTGGTCGGCACGCTCTCGGGACGGACGTACCGGAATCTACTCAGATCGGCTATTGATTCCCCGGGGATGCCTGCGGCCAGCATCCGGCCGCCGATGCCGCCCTCGTCGTCCTCGAAGTCGATGTAGACCACCGTCCCGGCCTCGGCCAGCACGGTCCGCACGATGTGCATCAACAGCCACGTCTTGCCCGCCTCCGGTTCGGAGGCCACGACGTGCTCACGCCCGGGGTAGAGCAACCTGACCCCATCGTCCCGAGCCCCGATGGCGGCCATGATCGAGGAGTGCTCGCCGGAGACCACCGGAGCCATGTCGATCGGCGTCCAGGAGTCGGCCACTGCCCCCTCCCCGGCCCCGCCGCTCGGCGCCCCGCCCTCGGCCAGCCAGTCCCGGCGCGAGGCGCTCCAGGCCGTGGCCAGTTGCTGCTCCGCCGACCAGGACCACGTGGTCGGATCGGTGGTGCCGTTGCGTCGATCGGCCACGGCCAGCCGTGAGCGCAACCAGGAGTCCGCGTCGTCCTTGGTCCAGAAGGCCGGGACGAAGTGATAGATCTGCCGCGCCGCCGCGCCGAACCGGGCATTGACCTCCCCGGGCCGGGCATCGGCCAGCGCGGCCATGGCCGGGCGGCAGAACTCCTCCGCAGCGCCGGGCGTGAACACCCGGGCCGGGGCTTCGATCCGATCAGGAACCAGGGCCGGGGGGGCGGTGGCCGAGATGGTGCCTACCCGCTGGCGCACGACGTCAGGCAGCTCGGGCAGGTCCGCGACCTTCTCCACCCAGCCGTGGGCGAAGACGAACCCACCCACGCCCTTGACGTCGATCCCCCTTCCTACCTTGCCGGTCGAATCGTTCCCGATCGCCCGCTCCGGATCGGCGCGATAGAACAGATGGACACCGGACGGTGTCGTGACGATTGCGCGCCCATAACTCCCGGCGCCCGCCCCCTTCCATTCCGCCGGGCCGTCGACCCCGTTCTTGGTATCGAGATCGACGACGACGACACCGCTCTTGCCGGTATCGATGGCAGGCCATAGCCCTTTCCAATCCCAATCGGCGACACGGGCGACATCGGATGTCGAGATCTCGCGCCACTTACCCAGGGGGCGAACTCGCCCGCGTGTTCCGTCCGGCCCGACCTCAACCTTTACCCGGAAGACCGCATAGCCCTTCTGGGCCAGAGAGATGGCGCGCTCCCGGGCATTGCCCGGCGGTTCCCATCCCGCCATCAGGCGAGCAGCGCAGAGATGGCCGCCGCCAGATCGTCCGCCGTGACCGCGACCGGCGGATCGAGCCGTTCGTCGACCGTGACCACCTCGGCGTCATCGCCACGCCCGAGCCTCTCTCCGATCGTGATCATCGTCGCGCCTCCCGCGTCCTGGGCATCTAGTTGTCTGAGAAGTTGAATGACGCCGATCTGGGCGACGATCCGTATTACGCCGGAGATGCCGTGCGTCCCGAGTCGCTCACGGAGTCCGTGCAGGTCATGCCACAGGTCATCCGGACAGCGGAAGCATGTCACGGTGGCGTTGTCGTCCGTCGCCCTGGCCAGGATGCGGTCCGGATCGGCGGAACTACGTAGCGAGCGCACCGGCGGGCCCCTCTCTCCTGGTCGGCTTGACACGGCACCTTACCAGAATGCATCATGGTGGAATCCAGAGCCAGACCCGACCAAGTGGAGCCGACAGTGACTGACGATCGTAACCGCACCTTGACGCCGATGGCGGCGGCAAGCGCATCTGCCATCCTCAAGATCAGCGACGCCATGCGCGCGTACGAGGCCGAGATGTCCATCCTCCTGAACTCCCGGAACGCGCATATCTGCATCTTCATCGACGAGAAGGATCCGATGAAGACAGCCGAGTCCTTCGACATCGACGAGGTCGGGGCGCGGATGAATGTCTTCTCATCGAAGGCGGAACGGCTTCTGGACGGACTGACGGCCCAGGTTGCCGATGCGTTCATCGATCTTCACGCCGCCATCGCTCGTGGCATTGTCGAGTACAAGCAGGACAACGACATCCCCGTGTCGTCGGCCGAAGTCGCCGTGGCGAAGATGATGGCCGGCAAGGCCGACGTCGAGGGGCTTCGCAAAGCCTTCCGGCAGGTCATCCACGCTCTTCGCAACTCATGACCGTCAGGGCATGGCGTGATGTCGTGCCCGGGATGCGGATCTCGACCCGGGGCCAGGTCTGGACCATCGAATCGCGCCAGAACGACACCATCACCATGCGCCGGCAGCACGACGGCCACACGAGCACCGGCACGCCGAAGCCGGACGGGCCGATCGACGTTCTCGACCCGGATCTTCCGGTGCTCGGCAGCAATCTCCGTTACGACACAGCCGGTCATCTCATCGCGCTGATGCTGGGCGGCCGACCGGTCGCAGAGCTACACGGGGGGCAGTGGTCGATCCCGGCCTACGTCGTCCGCGATCCATCTCTGCTCGAATCGCACATGTTCTCGATGCACTCTTCCGGCGAACATGCCTCCGCGCCGCATCTCATCGCACACACTCACGAAAGAGATTCCGATGAAGCTTGACAACATCAATCCCCAGCTCGTGCGCGTCGGCGATACGGTGACCGTCGTTGCGAGGGTCATCAAGGTGGACGAGGCCTACATCACTGTGGATGTCAATGGTCGCAGGATTGAGATCTCTGCCAAGCGGCCCGAGAACGGCGTGACGTTCTCCCGGGAGAGTCCCGAGTGGCCCGGACCTAACCGGATCGGATGGGCCCGTCTCAAGGGCAATCCGGAGTCGGCCCTGGCCGGTACCACTGGCAACTCGCACGCGGGCAGCATCCACGGAACTCCGATCTTTCGGAGCGTGACCGGCGTCTCCCATTCCTGGGACCATTCGGTCACCGAATGGACCGAGGCTGTCCACCCGGATTCAGGCAGGGCGAGGGGATGAGCCACAACCTCGGATCCATGATGGTCGGCGGGCTGGAACTCATAATCGTGGATGTCCGACTCCGCGACGGCTTCGTCAGATTCATCGGCCAATGGCGCGGATCGATGCCCCCATGTGAGGTCAGGAAAAGAACCATCACGATCTTCGGGGAAGACGGTCAGGGGATCGCTCAAGTCGACCTCGACATCGGTTGGGATTCGCCCGTGGTCGACGGGATCCTAACTATCGAGGTGCCAGTCAAGTTCACTCATGTGACGGCGGAGAACTGATGACCACCGAGCCGAGCCCCTTCGACATGCGCGCGTTCGTCATGGCTGTCGGCACGATTCAGGCGGCCCGGGGCGTGACCGATGACGTCATGTGCGCAGAGGCTGGTGGACTAGCCCCCTCGTCGATCACTCGAATGCGCCAGGGGCGCAGCCTGTCCATATCCTCCATCGCCTTGCTTGCTGACTGGAGCGGCCTGTCCCTTGACGTGTTCATGCAGCGCCGTAATCCGGTCGCGAGTCCACTGGCCGATGCTCAACGGCGTGCCATTGCAGCCATACGCGCATCAGAGGTCGCGTTGACGCTGGCGCGGTCGATGCTCAATCCGAAGGGCGAGAGTGCATGACCACCGAACCGGACCCCTTCGACATCCCGACCGAAGAGTTGCTGCGCGATCGGTGGGACCGTCCGCTGATCAAGCAGTCCGACGGCACGCTCGTGCCCTACACCCGGGCCTCGACGTTCGCGGGTTGGCTTGACGACGGCGTGGGACTTGCCATCTGGAAGTCCCGGCACGTTGCCCTGTCGATCGCGACGAACGAAGACCTGGCAGGCGTCGTCGCCGGACTGTCGTACGGGGACAAGGATCTGGACGTCCTGATAGAACGCGCGCTTCAGCGCGCCAAGACGGATGAGTCAGCGAACTGGGGCACTGCCGTGCACCGCTTCACTGAACCGGACTCGCCTCCGACGATGCCGGAGCGCTTCAAGTCCGACGTGACGGCGTACCACGCCGAGATGGACCGTCGCGGCTGGGAGGTACTCGACACCGAGATATTCATCGTCAATGACGATCTGCGCGTTGCCGGGACGTTCGATCACCTGATCCGGACGCGGGATGGCCGCGTCATGATCCTGGACAAGAAGACGGGCAAGTTGCACTACCTGTCGATGGCAATGCAGCTCGCCTGCTACGCCGGGGGCTCCCGGTACGACGTAACGACCGGCGCCCGCACTCCGATCCATCCGGACATCGATCAGCGCGCCGGAGTAATCGCCCACATTCCCGCCGGGCAGGGGCGGTGCCAGATGATCGGGCTCGATATCAATCGGGCTGCGTACTTCGCGCACGTGGCGATTACGGTGAACGCGATGCGTCGTCGCGAGCGCGAACTCGCAGTTGACATCTGACCGATCGCACCATAGTGTCTTCCGTGTCAGGACAGAACAGAGCAGAACAGAACAGGAGAGAATTATGGTGAAGGATCCGTTCAGCGACGCATCGGATGCGTTCCTGAAGATGGATGACCTGATCGGCAGGTTGCTTCTCGTCTCGCCGCAGGACGTCGGCGAGCGCGAGTCCACCCTCCCGGGAAGCCAGGGCAAGGTCTATGAGTACGTCATCACCGAGACGGTCGTGCTCGATGGAGACGTCACCGACCTGATCGAGGACATCCCGACCGTCCTGGACGGCTTCCAGTTCAGCGGCCAGGCCATCACGGCGCAGCTCAAGCCGAAGGTGGCCAGCAAGGGCATGGTGCTCGGTCGGCTCGGCCAGAAGCCTTCTCAGACCAAGGGCTTCGGCAAGGCGTGGGTCCTTCAGCCGCCGACCGATGACGACAAGGTGCTCGCCCGGAAGTGGATCGCCGAGAACGCCGATCCCTTCGCCCCGTAAGCCCCGGGACGGCCGGTCGCATATCCCCCGAGGTGCGACCGGCCGCCCGGAACCAACTCCCCATCCATTCCTGAGAGAAGGAACCGCATCATGAAGGAAGCTGCCAAGCAGAAGAAGATCGAGCTGCTGACCAAGCGGCGGGAGAACCTGCTGGCCCGTCTGGCCGCTGTCGACCCGACCGTGGAGAAGATCAAGCAGCGGCTCGCCGAGACCGACGCCGAACTGGCCTGGTACCACAAGGCGCCCGCCGCCGACGAGGCCGAGCCGACCGTTCTCGTCTGATGAGCGGAGTACTCCCTCGGTACCCCGCCCCGGAGCGGTGCGTCGCCTGCGAGATCGGGACGTTCTACGCCAAGGGCGACCGGGCGGAGCGGCCGGGGCACATCTACTCCCCGGCCGGACTGAGCGAGCTTCAGCTCTCCGGAGTCTGCGAGTGCTGCTTCGACAGGGCACTCGCAGGCCAGGAGAGCTGGCTGTTCGACCGTACGGAGTACCTGCTCTAAGAGAAAAGGCCTCCTGTCGGCCCTTCGCCCGGCCCCGACAGGAGAGAGTGGAGACTCAGGTAGTGCGCTCCTTGGTCGGGGCTCTCCACAGCAAGGGTCCTCGCGCGTGAAGCCTGAGATAGCGCGGGACCACTCACCCCCCTTCCCCCGGAGTCGAGATGGCCAAGCGGTGCGTTGCGGATGGGTGCACCTACGCGAAAGCGCCGGAATCCAATCGGTACTGCACCTGGCACCGCCTCCTCCGGATGCGACTCGTCGACCAGCACGTCGCGGCCCAGAAGCGCCGCGAGGAACATGTCGGCCCCGTCGTCGGCCGCGTCCCGGAGGCGGACTGGCCGGACGGGATGCGCTGGTGCGGCAAGTGCCAGAGCTTCATCCCCCTCTTCTATGCCAGTGGCTCCCGGTGCAAGGCGTGCGCGTGGCATGCCAGCCGGATGTCGAAGGTCAAGGGCGCCTACGGCATCACCCAGGCCGAGTACGACCGCGTACTGGCGCTTCAGGGCGGTCTGTGCGCTATCTGCCGGAAGCGGAGCACGGACAGGACGCTGGCCGTCGACCACAACCATCAGACCGGCGTGGTCCGGGGTCTGCTCTGCAAGCCCTGCAATCACGACCTGCTCGGCGCGGCACGCGAGTCCGCCTGGCTCCTGCGCCGTGCTGCCGACTATCTGGACAATCCCCCGACCAGTGGAGAGTGGACACCGTGACCGAAGGCAATTCGATCAGTGAAGGGTGCTCGTGCGGTGCCTTCATCGAACTGAAGGGCGCGAGGGCGAGCATCCTGTCGGTCGAGGAGTGGCGCAAGACTCACCGACACGAAGTGGACATCGACGAGGATGTAGTGATCCGCCGAACCTGCAAGCACCCGGACTTCTTCAACCTCCCCAGCGGCGGCAAGAGATGCCGGTTCTGTGGAGAACGGTTCGAATGACCGGCTTCTTCGACGAGCCGGTTGAGTCCGATCTTGAGGTCACCTCGTCCCGGTTCACCCCCCCGCCGGTGCAGGGCACGCCGGTGACCCCGACCGAGCGCACCTACGGCAAGAGGCAGTGGCCGGAGCAGCACGTCACCTGGACCGAGCCGGAGGTGCCGGAGCCGGTCCTGAAGGCCACCAGGTGCTCCTTGGACGTCTTCAAGACCAGGGTCCGGATCGTCTACCCGCCGGTCCCGGACGGGCACGTACCGGCCCAGCCAGCCGGGGCCCTGCAAGCCCTGAGACTCCTCCTGGCCATCCCGGACGCCGAGCTGCTGGTGACCTATGCCCGGGGGTACGACATCGCCATGACGGGCGAGCCGACCCGCAGCCCGCTCTGGGAGGAGCGCGAGCCCACTCCCGAGGACCGGCGGAAGCGGGTTCAGATCGGCCACCGCCCCCCCGCCCCGGTGGACAGCCTGCTCATCCGGGGGCGCTGGCCGACGCCGCCCGGCCTCGTTCTGGTCTCCGGTGCATGGATCGATGCCAAGCCGATGCAATTCCTCACCTGGACGGCGAAGCACGGCGTGTATGTGCTGAGCTGGACAGATTGGAAAGCGCTGCTTGACTCTGAGTCAGTTTCCACTAAGGTGTGATGCATGGACGGATTCTTGAGCATCGCACTCGCGCTGGCGTTCTTGTTCGTACTGCCGCAGATTCGCCCGCGTCAGGTACGTCCGCGCCATCCGAAGAACTACTGAAAGAAGGCGGCATGCGCAAGATCGGCACCATTCTGGCGTCCATCGCTCTGGTCCTCGGACTCGGCATTCAGGCCACGCCTGCCCAGGCCACGGAAAACGGTACATTCACGGAGACGTACTCCTGCTACGCCGGGGGTACTCGGTCGTACGTCTTCATCACGATGCATGTCAGCGGCGTCGGGACATCGGCTCCGAACACCGTGGTGGTCGATCGACTCACCTGGGACACCGATCCCCGGGCCAGGCTGAACCAGATTCAGGTTCAGGTGTGGGACCACAACAACAACGGGTTCTGGCTGAACTGGTTCAACATCGGCAACGGGGTGATCGACAGCGTGGACTCCACCGGCGGCTACTACATCAACACCTTCGACTACGTGTGGCCTAACGGCGGCCTCGGACAGATCAGGGTGCAGCGCAAGGGTGGGGTCGGGACCAGCACCGCTAGTTGCATCGTCACCAAGGACGTTCCGTGACGGCTCAGCTCAGGCGACCGATCGCACTGCTGATCCTGGCGGCGGTCCTGCTCCTCGGGGCATCCAGTTGTACAAGATCCTGGGAGTTCTCTTCCGCCCCCGTCATCACCCGCTGAAAGGAAATCGAATGCGCAAGATCGGAATTATCCTGGCCAGTCTGGCCATGGTCCTCGGCCTCGGGGTCGGCAACGCTCAGGCCGCTGACAACGTCGTTGTCGGCGACTGGTGCCAGTCCGCCTGTCAGAATCTCGGCATGGGCCGCATCGACGTGTCCGTCAACTTCGACGACACGAACTGTGACCCGTACTCCACGAACAACTGTTCTGGCGCAAACGGCGCGAAGGTCGACTATATCGTCGCGAAGTTTGACTCATCCGCCCCGTACAACATCGCCAATGTGCTGTATGACGACATCGCCATCGATGTCTGGGGAGATGGTACGTCGAACTACACCGAGTATGCATCGGTGACGTGGATCTATCAGTACACCGATGCGGGAAAGCGCTACTATCGGGCCGACCCGAGCGCCAACTACATCCGTCGCATCCGGGTCACCGTGGCGAGCAATATCCCCGGCACTGCCACATACACATTCTACGGTCTCAACCCGTACGGCGTCTGACGAGACTTCTGAACGATCCTGACTAGTGGTGGTCGCTGGTGTCGGCAGGATCGTTCAGAGTGGTTCCCCTCGCCAAGCCGAACACTACGTGTCTCGTAGGCTGGCAGCCCGTTCGAGTCGGGCCGAGGGGACGGACCGGCGAGCCGCGCCGGAAGAATCAGGAGAAGACGATGATCCGCAAGATCGTGGTGGGCCTGCTGGCCTGCCTCACCCTGCCGGTGGCGGTGCAGGCCGCCCAGGCCGCCGTGGACACCGACTGCACTGCAACCGGCACCACGGTCAGCATCACCGGGAAGGACGTCCCGACCGGCAAGGTCCGGATCTTCGGCACCGCGACGGCGACGCTTGCCGTGGACGTCCCGGACTTCTGCACCGACCCCTACACCGTCTCCGTCCCTCGGCTGGGCGTGAACCTCACCCGGGCCGGTGGTGACGCCGTTGTCCCCGTGACGGTGTCCGACGCGCTGCTGTCCAACATCGATGCCGGTGTCCCGGTGAACGGTTCCCTGACCTACCGAGAGAACGTCCTGGTGGACCCGGAGCCCGGCGAGTCGAAGTCGTTCCAAGTGACGCCGCTGCGCTACACGAAGTGGACCCCGACGAACGCCTACTACGAATCCGGCTTCACGGCCGGTGACACGATCAATGCCAGGGCAACCCTGTCCGTTGCGGATTGGGATTCCGACCTTCTGGTCACCTATCCGAACCGGGTCACTCGCCTGGTGGTCCGGAAGGTCGCCGACGCATGGCCGTCGATCGGTCACGGATCGATCGTGAAGGGCGACCTCGCCGGAGTGTCCCGGACTACGAAGGTGCTCGGTTCCGTGGACGACCCGGACACCGAGACGGTGGTACTGCGCTTCACCTACAGCGGGAACACCAAGGCCGCACCGAGCGTGTCCGTCGGGGATGCCGTGAAGGTGCTCGCCGCCGACGAGTGAAAGACCCCCATCCCCGTGGACCTATAAGGCGGATGGCGCCCCTTCTGGGGCGGGTCCTCACGAGCGGTCGGTCAAGCCGCTCACCTCTCGCCAAGCCGAACACTATGTGTTGGCAGCCCGTTCGAGTCGGGCCGGGGGGACGTGAAGACAGAAATGGTTACGCAAGCTCTGGTCCGGCGTCGTGTACGAAAGCCCGGTCGGACTGGGAGAGATCAGTCGCGTCTACACAGCATTCGACTCCAACCCCGGTCGCGAAGGCTATGGCACCGAGCAGCCGCAGGGAATTGACCTATCGGACGTGAGATCACTCGGAGAGAAATGACCAAGGTTATCGGCGTCACGGGCGCCAGCGGATTCATCGGCACGCATGTCGTCAAGCAGGCCCGACTGCTCGGGTACGACGTCTTGACGTTCGATCGCCTCAGTCATCAGCGCTGGCGCAAGTCAAGCATTGACAACACCTTCTTCGGAGATATCCGGGATGGCAGCGCGGTGCATGATTTCGTGGCGCACTGCGACGGCGTGATTCATCTGGCGGGCCTGCTCGGCACTCAGGAGACGATCGAACATCCGTATCCCGCCGCCGAAACGAACATCATGGGCGGCTTGAACGTCCTTCAGGCGTGCTCGGCGTACGACATACCGTTGGTGAACATCGGCGTCGGGAACTGGTTCGAGAACAACACCTATTCCCTGACGAAGAACACGGTCGAGCGCTTCTGCCTCATGTACCGGGACTACCGGGACCTGCCGGTCAACGTCGTCCGGGCGTTGAACGCCTACGGTCCCGGGCAGTCAGTCGCGGCTCCGTACGGCCCGTCCAAGGTCCGGAAGATCATGCCCTCATTCATCATGCGGGCACTCAGCAATGATCCAATCGAGATCTACGGAGACGGCAATCAGGTCATGGACATGGTCTACGTCGGCGACGTGGCCACCATCCTGCTGAGCGCGCTGAGCGCCCTGATGAATAACGCCGCTCCCTGCAGGCAGGTGATCGACGCGGGTACCGGCCGACTGACCACGGTCAACGACATCGCCAAAGCCGTGCTCGATGCCGTCCCGGACAGCGCGTCCGAGATCGTTCACATCCCCATGCGGCCCGGCGAGACGCCTGGCGTCGTCGTGATAGGCGATCCCACTACGACACGACAGCTCTGGCCGAACGGGCCCTACTCGTTCCGAGTCCTAGAGGCCGCGCTGCCCGAGACCGTGGAGTACTTCCGTGACCATCACTGAGATCGAACCGGAGACCGAAGAGGCCATCGATCAGGGCGACCGGTGCGCATTCGCCGAGTACGAAAGAGACTCGACCGGCGTGGTGACGCGGCACCTCTGCAAGCGCGAGCCGGAGTGGCTCATCTGCTTCGCATGCGAGCACACCGAAACGCACGGCGTGCCGGTCTGCGAGATCCACCTGTTGGAGATCGAGGTCGGCAATGCCTATTGCAGCGAAACCTCTGTCGACACGATCCGGATAGTCGAGAAGAGAAGGCTGACGTGAGCCGCGTCTTCTTCTGGACGGCATCGCAGGACGGCAGTTCGCACTATCGGGCGACCCTGCCGAGCCAGGCCTTGACCTGGCTCGGGCATACCTGCCTGGAATCCATGAGCCTGAACTTCGACACCGCCATGACGTACGACGCCATCGTGGCCTCCCGGCTCAGCAGGCCCGGCGCCCTAGACCTGTGGGGGCGGCTGGCCGAGCTTCCCATCGGCCAGCGCCCCCGGCTGGTGCTGGACCTGGACGATGACTACTTCCATGTCCAGCCGGAGAACACCAGCGCCTTCCAGGCGTGGGACAAGGCTGCTCAGGCCAGGCTTGCCCGCGCTCTGAGCCTGGCCGATGTGACGACGCTGGCCAGCGAGAAGCTCTGGAGCCCATACTCGACCGCGACCGAGGTGATCCCGAACGGCCTTCATGCCGGACTGCTTCAGCGCGTCCGGGACTATGACCCCGAGACCGTGACCATCGGCTGGGCAGGTTCGGGCCAGACCGCCCCGGACTTCCAGCTCGCAGCACGCGCCATCTCCATGGCCTTGATCACTTACGGCTCGAAGGTCCGCCTGAAGGTCATCGGCATGGGCAAGGACCGCGTCATGTCGATGCTGAAGAACGTCAATCCCGAGCGGGTCATGGCCCGGGAGTGGATCGGCGATTTCGATGAGTACATCGCCCACGTCGGGACGTTCGACATCCAGTTGGCTCCGTACTCATCCAACCCGTTCAACAACGCGAAGTTCCCGACGAAGGCCCTTGAAGCCGGGATGCACGGCACGCCGCTGATCGCATCGGCTACCTATCCATACCTGGAATGGAACTCCGGTCAGCTCGGCGCAATGCTCCTGGTTCATCAGGAGCATCAGTGGACCCGCCATCTCCGGTCGCTGCTCGAATACCCCGAGAAGCGCAGGATGTATGGTGACGCAGCGCGGGGCAGGGCGTCGCGCAATATCATGCAGAAGTTCGGCCTGGACTGGGAGAGGGTGCTTTTCTCGTGATCGAGGACCACAAGGTCATGGCATTCACGCCGTGGGGTCGGCGCGAGACCGCCTCGATCCTGTTCGAGTATCTGAAAAGGGATCATGCGCGCGGCGTTGTCGACGAATGGCTACTCTGCCTGAACACCGATCCGGATCAGATCGAAGATCTTGCCTATGCCTTGACGCTGGCGAAGGAGTACGACTGGATCACGGCTCTTCCCCGACCGGCGGGCTGCCCTCGCCTGACGCCGAAGCAGCGCAACACCGGATTCTTCTACCGGTACATGACCGACCCGAACGCGGTCTACGTCAGGTTCGACGACGACATCGTGTATGTGGATGACCTGGCGATCAGTCGCCTGGTCAGACACAAGCTCGAAACGCCGGAGGCGGTCTGCTCTTTCCCGGTGATGTGGAACAACGCCATCGTGACCTACTTCCTTCAGCAGGCCGGGATCGTGCCGTTGGACTGGGGTCGAGTCAACATGTATTGCATGGACCCGATCGGCTGGGCCGATGGCAACTTCGGCATCAAGATGCACGGGATGTTACTCGACAAGATCGAGAAGGGAGACCAGGCGGACGTCTTCCTCTACCAGGACTACCAGCTCCCCCTCGGCCTTCAGTTCAGTGTCTCGACCTTCGCCTGCCTCGGCAGCACCTACGCCGGACTGCACGAGCCCGGCGTGCTGGTGCCGCACGAGGAGGAGTCCTGGCACACCGTGCATCACCCGCGCCGGATCGGACAGCCGAATACGCTGGTCGGCAACGCGCTGGTAAGCCACTACACGTTCTTCCCCCAGCAGGGGATCATTCGGCCGAGCAATGTGCTCGATCGGTACCGAGCACTAGCGGAAAGGCTCTGAGCATGGAGAAGGACACTCTCGGCCCGGTGAGCATCAGCGTCGACTCGTTGCTTGACGCGCTGCACTCCAAGTACGGCTCGATCATCGCCCAGCTCATGCAGGAAAGCGCGGAGCAGAGCGCGACGATCAAGCAGCTTCGCACCCAGGTTTCCGAGCAGCAGAGCATGGCCGCTGCTCTGCAGATGGCGGGGCAGTGATGGGCGCGCCCCGAGAGGTCCCTGGATGCGGCGGGAAGGCCGCCATGATGCTGCTCGGCATCATCGCTACGATCGCGGTTCTGATCGGCCTGGTGAGCTGAGATGGGAATGGAAGCGGGGGCCATATTTGCCGTCGTGGTGGTCGTGATTGCGCTGTTGCTGGCATGGGGATGGTAACGACCGGTCCGGCAGTGCGTGGGGAAGCGCATTGCCGGGCCGGTTCTTAAAGGAAGGGAAGAGGCATGGCCATCAAGTCCGCGCCGTACTACTGGCTGATCTGCGACGAGTGCGGACATTCCCAGGCCGACGACGACTCTGACTACTCGGCGTGGAGTGACGAATCGTCAGCGATAGACGCTGCCGAAGGCTGGGACTGGCGCATCGATGACGGGCGGCATTTCTGCCCGTCCTGTCACCTGGCGAAGTCGTGCTCCGAGTGCGGAGAGTTCAAGGGCGAGCCGGGTGCTGCGTGCGAATGCAAGGAAGAGGAAGAGGGATCGTGCTAGTACTGAAGATCGTCGGTAGCATCGCCGTGCTGGCGCTCGCGCTCGTTCCACTCATGATTCTCGTCGCCCTGTGGGCCTTCGTGATCTGGGTGAACTGGTGAGGGAAGTCCTGCTTCTGATCGGCGGTCCGCAGGATGGTCATCAATTCCCCATCGACAGGGGAGTGGTTCCTGAGGAGTGGCATATTCCCATCGAGCCCGACGTGTTCCTGAATGCCGACCCGGACGACATGGCTCCGCTCCGGGTCGGCGTGTACCGACCACGCCTGGATGAAGAGTACGTGCACTTCCGGGATGATGCTGGCCGCCTCGTCTATGACTGGAAGGGAATCCGATGACGCTCTTTCCTGAGACCTGCTACCAGATCGTCTGTGACGGCTGCGGACGAATCTACGAGTACGGCGACGTGTCGACCTGGGTCGTTGCTGACAATGGCCTGAAACTGGCCGAGGACGCTGACTGGCTCATCATGGACAGGAGCCACTTCTGTCCGGACTGCGGACCCGACTCAGACGAGGATGAGCCGACCGGCGTACCGGACCGGCGAGCCACCGACCCCGCCATTGACCTTAAGCCAAACGCCATAGGTCCCGGCCAATAGCGAATCCACCTGGATCTGGACGCGCCAGTCCGGGTCAGCGCTCGTTCCTCGGTTGACGGCCGTGGCAGCGCTGAACGAGGCCGGTGCCGGACCGGGCCAGGTGTTCGCCGTGAGCGAAACCGCTCCCTGCCAGGTCAGCCCGGAGGGATCGAGGTCATAGGCCAGCAGTGGCACCTCGATCTTCTCCGAGGTTGCGGCGGGCAGGGTCATCTCGTAGTACCGACTGGTCACAGCGTCACATCATCCTCTTCCGGGGCCCTGGACAGGCCGATGGTCTGGGTCCGGGTGCCGAAGCGACCGAGCAGCCAGCGAAGACGGAACGGCCCCGTGATGACCTCCGGGTCGGCCCCGGGCTGCAACCCTGGGTTGGCCCGGGAGGACAGGCCGAGGAACGACCGGGCGCCGACGCCGATCCGTTTCCCGGCCGAGGCGATCCCGGCCACCGCCCCCCGGCCCACGGCGCTGACCGGGCTGATCTTCCGAGCGGTCGCCGAGCCGCCCAGGCCCGCCGAGCTGGTCCCGGACACCGGGCTGGCCTTCCGGGAGGTCGCCCGGGAGGTCACTGCGAGGCTACCGACGGCCTGTGGGACGGAGACCTTGCGGGCACCCGCCCAGCCGCTCAGCCCCAGCGAGAGCGTCGCCTGGACCGCCCTGCCGGCGCCCCTGACCAGGTGGCCACCCAGCCCCAGCGTGCCGAGGCCTCCGGCAGGTGCCACCTTGCGGGCACCGACCGAGCTACTCAGTCCGGCATTGCCTCTGGCAGTTGCCGGGGTGACCTTGACGGATCCGGCCCGGGACGCCAGCCCGGCGGGGGCGCTGGCCGAGATGGTAGAGCGCTTGGCCACCGTGCCCAGGCCCGCCAGGCCGACCGCGCCTCGGCCAGCCCCCGCCCCGACCTTCTTCACCGTGCCCAGCCCCGCCAGGCCGAGGGTGGCCAGGGCCGAGACGGCCCGGGAGTCGACCACCGTCGTGATGGCGTTGCCCGCCAGGCCCAGGGGCGCCTGGCCTGCGACGACGGCACGCTTGAGGACGGTGGCCACCGTGGTCAGCCCGGCGTTGCCCCGAGCGGTCGTGACCCCGACCTTCTTGGCCCCCACCGAGCCGCCCAGCCCGGTGGGGGCGCTGGCCGAGGTGACGGAGCGCTTGACCGCCACGGCCGAGCTGCCCAGGCCGAGATCGCTGCGGGCCGAGATTGCCCGGGAGTCGGTCGATACGCCGGGCACCCAACGGCGCCGCTGGACGACCCGGCGCCGCCCGAGCCCCCGACGGGGCCAGGCCATCAGCTATCCCCGCTCTAGGACGTACAGCGTCCCCGACGTCGTCAATGAGTCAGCCGGGGCCGCGCCGAGCCGGACCACGAGAGTCGTATCTCCCTGCGACACACCCCACCCGCAACCCTCCGGGAGCCACAACTTCTCCCCCACCGCAATATTGATCGCATCCGCGTGCAGGTCGACCGTGGTGCCCGCCGTCGCAGCGGTCGTGTTGTTCGTCTCGCAGGCGAATCCCGCCGCGACGTCGGACCGGTTCATCGGCCGAGGAGTCGTCGCAGCACCACCCGACCCGGACGTCGTGTGCCCCCGGATCACCCGGTACGGCAGCGACTCCGACGCAGCATCACCGACGTCGCTGCTCTGACCCCAGAACAGGCCGATCACCTCGATCGGCTTGTCATCTGCGGGTGTCAACTCGAAGATGTCAACCGCCGCCGTGATGGCGATCGCCGTGAACGAAACTGTGTAGATCCTGCCGTCAGGCATTCCCTGCTCCTCTCATCGCATGACCAGACCCCGGTGCGGATACCTCGCGAACACCAGACCCATCTCCACCGGAGGGGCGACTTCCTCCTCCGGCGGCAGGACCGCGCGAGAGGCCACCGGCACGCCCGTCGGATCGAGGCGATACCTGGGCCACACCCGATACCCGGTGATGCCCGCAAGTCGGCCGCCCGTCGTCGGGACGACCCGATAGGGCATCACTCCTGCCACAACATCGAACAGGTGAACGTACCGGCGGTCGCACCGGAAAGGTTCGCGTTGCACACGCAGAGGCCGTCCGTGGTGTCCGCCGCCATCACCAGCGGCCAGTCCCGGAAGGACCACACCCACGCGCCACCCGCTGTCGTCGCGAGCGCACCGACACCCATTTTGTTCGCCGCCGTGATCGTCGGTGCCGCCGACCACGTGGAGTCCAGCGTTCCGATCGCCGCAGCATCCGCCACGTCCAGCGGCTGCCCCGCCAACGTCGCCGTGGAAGTTCCGACCGCACTGGACCGGGTCAGATACAGGGACGGAGCGGTCGAGGGGGCGAGCGCGATACCCACCACGATCTCCAACACCTTCAACCGCTGCGCCGCGGACGTCGGCCGGAGCTGGAAGTACACCGAATCGGCCGTGTTGATCCCGGCCCGTGACGCACCTGCGCCATATCTACTCATGCTGCACGCCTTCCACGTAAGACTAGACCCCGATGTGCCGCGCGCCGGAACATCTGGCCCACCGTGGCGGCACCCGCCGTGCCCTTCACTTCCAGAGCGATCACCGCGTACGCCTGCGCGCCGGGAGCGGACAGGCCGTACGCATTCGATCCCGCCGCACCGGCATCCGACCAGTACGCGTTGTACGCCGTGTACCGGACCGAATCCCGGAAATACAGGCGTTCCAGCGCGTTCCCGGCCGTCGGGGTGATCCCGTTCACGGTCCGCCACGTCCGGGACGCGCCGTCCGTCGCGGACCAGTCCGTGTTGAGGCACAGCACGGCCGAGTTCGCCTGCTGCGTCGTCAGGTTCACCGACGGCGCACCCGAAGCATTGTTCGCCTGCGCCGACGCCCCGAAACCATCCGAGGCCCGGAGCACGAACACCGTGTACCCGAACCACCTGCTTGCGCCGCCGTTGTGGGACACCGACGCCGTCCAGTTCGTCCCGCCCGTGCCGTCGGTACCCGTCCACGCGTACGCCGTGCAGAAGTTCGAGATCACAATCGACTGCGCCAGGCTGAAAGTGATCCCGTTGCCCGTCGGCGTGTTCAACGTATCGGCAGAGTCCTCCGACCCGCCGACGACGACGACCCGATCCTGAGCCTGAGTGGTGACCGCAACCGTCTTCGGGCTGGTCGAGTTACCCCACCCCGAGTCGTACGACGCGACGAACGTAGGAGCAGCCATCTACCCCCGCCGATCAGTAGTCGCCGAGGATCCCCCACATCGGCCGCGCCGACGTCCGGAAATCCTTCACCGCCGCCAGGATCGACACACCCCGATAGATCCCGTCCAACTGGGTGACGTCCGCAGCGAACGCCCGCAGGGAGGTGATCTCACCGGCCGTGTACCCCGCCGCCGTCAACTGACCGTCGCTGTACGCCGCCAACTCCGTGTTGAACTGCGTCGCCCGCCGGAACGCACGATTCAGATCGACGGCAAGATTCCCCACGATCGAATCGATGTTGGACTTGTCCTTCGGAAACCCGACAGCCACGATCGTTTCCTAACGGTCAGAACGCCGTGGCGTCGAGGATGAGCTGGCCAGCGGCGATCGTGATCTGTCCCTGCGAGGCGAACACCTCGGGGATCACCTTCTGGAAGTACCCCTCGCCGCCGCCGACAGCCGTGATGTCGACGGCCGCACCGCCAGAGGTGAGGGAGACCTTGAAGGTGTTCGCAGCCGAGCTGACGACGAAGTACACCGTACCTTCGGTCAGGCCGGTCGGGAGCGACTCGGCGAAGACGTTGAACAACTGAACCCGGTCGGTATCCACCAGGCCGTGCGCCACCGAAAAGAGCTGGTCGTTCGTCAGCGTGGTGTCGACGGAGAAGAAGCCCTTCACCGTCCCGTTGATCGGGGCGTAACCGAGATAGTTGTTGGTGTTGCCGGTGGAGGCGTTGAAGAAGCCGATGAAGCCATAGGTCCCGGCCGGTACGTCAAAGGTGATGGCCCCGGTGTTCGACTTCTGACCGGATGCGGCTGCACCCCAGGTGACGCCCTGGCGGGCGTAAGCAGGAGAACCGCCGGTGGCCTCGGTGCCGGAAAAGTTCGTTCCGGTACCGGGATCAGCAACAGTGAACACGCCGACGAAGTCAATGCCAGCGGAAACAGTTTCGTCCAGGCCGTCGAGCGCGACGTTCTTCGCGGCGTCATTGAAAGGCACTTCACTCCTCGGGAGTCTGGGTCTTCTTGTTCTCGGTCTGGTAGACGCCGACGTAGGTCCCCAGGGCGACCAGGGCCACGGTGACCTCCTGCCAGGGGGAAGGCAGGAGGTTCATGGCCGAGACAGCAGCGATGACCCCGACCAGCCCGGCTGTTGCCTTGCGGGCAGTGGTGAACGCCTTCAACATGGATGAACAGTAACCCAGGTCACATTGGCGGGCAAGCTCATCGCTCGGCGATGGCCTGGCGGAGGTAGCAGGCGAGGTCGAGGGCTTCTTCGTAGGCGTCCTGGAGGGCGTCGCGGCCGTTGTGGGACTGCAGCGCAGTGCCGTAACGCTGGATGCCGACCTGGCGTCGGGCCACGATGTCAGCGATGACCATGGACTGGATGTCTGGGTGATTGTTGGGAGTGGGTAGCGGCTGGTCACCGGGCCGCTGGCGAAGGCCGCTGCTCACTGTGGGCCCAGGTACAGCAGTCCGGCGACGACGAGCAGCAGAGTGATGGCCCCGGTGATGGTCGAGACGACGGTCGGCCATTGCGGGGGGCGGATAGCGGTAGCAGCCCTGACCGCCCGCTCTACCTCCTCCAGCCGGGCGAAGCCGCCCCCGGAGGCCGTCTCCAGGGTCCGGACCCGCTCGGACAGGTGCAGGTGATCCCGGTCCAGCGCGCCGATCAGGCGACCATGCTCGTCGATGCGCGCCTGAGTCTGGGTCAGGGCCACGTTCACGGTGGCCCTGATCTCATGGACGGTCAGGGTCAGCTCGGCGAGCTGCTGACCTATGGACTCATCGCTCACTGCCCCATCGGACCCTTCCGCGCCCGCAGCTCGTCGATGCCGTCAATGACCTCCTTGAGCACCGAGCGTGGCTGCCACGTCGGATTCGCGGCGGGGTCCGGCTCCCGGATGGGCGCCTTGATGACCTCGGCGGACCAGACATCCCCTACGGCCTGCGCGACCTCTGCCCGGATCGTCGTCTTGAGCCACGCCTTGTCTGCGTCGTTGAGCACGTCTTCTCCTTCGAGTCTTTCGCGGACGGCCGGGATGATCTCGTCGATGAACTGCCGGATCCGCACCGGCCCGGGGCATTCCTTGCCGAGGCTCGTGGACCACCGTTCCCCACCGGGCATCAGAAATCCCGGGTGCGACCCGATGCCGTCGGAGTGTTCGCAGCCCTGCCGGTGGTAGGCGAGGCCACGCCGCCCGGGCTTCGTGTCGGGGATGAGTACTGCGGGAATGCGGTACTCCTCGCAGCACCACGCGATGACGTCGACCAGTTTCGCAGCCTGTTTCGGGGTCCAGCGCTTGATGTCAGCAGGTCGGGCGGGAGCATTGTCCCCCGTTTCGATGCTGATGACCCGACGGCTCCCCATGAAATTGGCGTCGGCCTGGCGATCCGCCTCCATGGTCTGCCAAGCAATACCGTCGAGACCGGACGCCTCGTCCCACCCCCAGCCGCCGCCGATCAGGAACGTGGACTCGACACCGCTGTATCCGTCGCGCTCCCAGTTCTGCCAGGTTGAGCGCATGTTTCCGACGATGGTGTGGACGCAGATGATGTCGCGATCGATCTTCGGAAGCCGGGCCCGGGTGATGGGTCCGGCGAGAGGCTTCCACTCGGCGTGCGGGCATCTGTTGCTCATCAGGCCGCCTCATAGACGCCGGACGCGCTGAGCACGTCGCTAGAGGCCACGGTGAAGGGAATGGCAGTAGTGATCCGGGTGCGCGGGGCGGTGCCGTCCCACGCTCCATTGAACGAGCATTCGGCTCCGCCGCTGGCCCAGACGCCGCACGAGCCGGAGTAGTGGAAGACGGCGGAGTCATCCCGGAACGTCCAGGTGCCGACCGTGTCCTGAATGTTCGTGCCGCCACCGGTGCGAGCGGCCACGGGAAGGCTGACGAGAGCCGTCGTCGTGATGGATGGCGATGTGCCGAACTGGATACGGATCTGCCACCACACGATCTTGCCGAGCTGCTTGAAACGGTAGGAGGTGACGGCTCCGGAGCCCAGGGTGAAGCCGGTCAAGGTCGGGGTCCAGGCAGACCAGACGCCGCCGAGGTCGACACCGCCGAGGACGAGCCCGCCCCCGCCGATGACGAGGGATGAGTTCGTCACCAGAACGCCAACGCCGTCACGGTAGAGATTCGTGTCGGGCGTGGCCGAGCCGGTGCCCCAGTTCAGCTTGCCGTCATGTCCGACGGCATAGCGATCCTGAGTATCGCCGGAGACGCGCCAGGCGAGAGAGTTCGCTCCCGCAGAAGCCTGAGCACTCTTGTTCACGACGAAGAACTGATTCTTCCACGAGGCGGAAGCAGGAGTAGATCCGTCGCTGACGAAAGCTCTGCCGGTGTCCGTCTCGAAGATGTGCATCCCGTTGAATGTCGAGGCGGGACGAGTCGCATTCGTACACGGGATGAATCCCAGATCGGCGTCGATGAGATCAAGATTGTTGTTGAGGTCGGTGGCGACATTGATCGCCTCGCCCGACGTGGCGGGCTTGTAGAGCTTGAGACGAGAGGTAAGGCTAGACATTTCGACCTCTCTGAATGCGTGCTCTGTCGGCGGCTACGACGACCCTACGCTGAGCGACCCTTGTGGGGTCAATCCGGGGATCATCCCTGATCTGCTGAAGCGGGTCTCGGCCAGCCCCCCGGGGCGGGGTGACCCTGACGGCATTGGCCTTGGCCCAGGCGATCCGGGCCAGGTGGGCCTGGCGGGCCTGGGGGATGGTCGCGGCGGTGTGCAGCGTGACGCCCTCCGGCTGGCCAGGAGCCAGCTTCCCCCGGCCCTGGGGGGCTGGCCGAGTCAGGCCCAGGGCCAGCGCCGGATCGTCCTGGGCGGTCATGGAGTCGCTCGGGTGGGGCGCCCAGGGCTCGTGCAGGACGATGTCCAGCAGGGTGTCGATGTCTGCGATGTCATACTCGGCAGCCCTGGCCTCCAGGGTGTGCTTCGGGAAGATGTGGATGTGATCCGTCCCGTCGGGCTTGCGCATCGTGATGTACCAGCACTCGGTGGTCTCATTCGGCCAGTACGTCTCGACCGAGGTGACTACGTACTCCTTCATCCTCATCCCGTCCTGAATGCCCAGTAGTAGACCGACCATGCGCCGTTCGCCGCGCCGGAGAGTTCGACCAGCCAGGACGTGGTGTCGTTCGCCCCGATCTGGAAACCTCGGATAGCGGCTCCGGCTTGATTGTCGCGGATCGCCACAATCGGATAGCAGGGCGTCGCCCTCGTCACGCCCCAGCTCACGGTCAGCGACGATGCGGACGACGTTCCCGAGACGTTCCCGCAGTCGAGCCCCTGGGTGGCGCCGAGGTCGATGAAGTTGGGCCAGCGACCGATGAAGTAGGTGTCTGCGTCCCCGAAGAGGAAATAGTTCGGCCCGCTGTCGCCGTCATCGAAGCCGATCTGTAGTTGGGTGGCCTGGGCCTCCATGAAGCCGCCACGGATGCCACTGGGGGCTTCGTACTGGGCGAGCACGCGCAGTTCGTCGATGTACAGGAGTCCGCCAGACTGAGCCTGGCTGGCGTTGACCGTCTGTATGCGAATGGCGTCGGTCATGTAGATTCGATTGTAAAGACCCGGAGCACTGGCGCCGATGAACGGCGAAGTATTGATACCGATGCCGGTGAAGCGAATCTCCCTGCTCACGTAATCCACCGCATTTATGAATGCCGGCGGATCGTTGACGTAGCTGGGGTAGAAGTAGATCGTGGAGTACGGCTCGGCATCTGTGATCTCGATGCGCTGGCCGGAGTAGTTCGTCTTGTACGTCCCGGTCAGGACCGCATCACCCGTGGTGGCATCGAGCTGGACCGTCTTCTGACCGACGCTGTTGAACAGTTCCAGTCCGGCCGGGGTCAGTTCGGCCCGGGCTCCGGTCTCGGCTGTCTTGATCGAGCCGGACAAGATGACGGCTGCCTTGAGTTCGCCCGCCGTTACCTTGCTGACCGTCAGGTCGCTGATGTGCGCGTCGTCCATGAGCAGCGCGGTGCTGGACGCCCCGGAGCTGGCATTGGACCGGTTACCAGATCGATCGACAGCTACGACCCGGACATAGACCGGTCCGATCTGCTCGATCGGGAACGTAGCAACGGCGGGGGTTTCCGCTTGCATCATCGCCGCGTTCGCCCGGACCTTGCCGATCTGGGTCACGTTGCTGGGGGCGAAAGACTCTCCGCCGACGTGGATTTCGAGGTGATCGAGGTCGGAAGCCAGGTTGTAGTTCCCGCCCGATGCGGCGCCGAGCCGGTGCGTCACCTGAATGGCGACCCGGGACGAGGCGATCTCAGGCGGAGCGGGTTGCGCCGGGGGGACGAAGTCCCGGTTCGCCTGGAAGGTGGCGGTACTTGACCAGGCCGACAAGTTGGGCGGAGACGCCGTATCGATGGCCCGGATCTGGAATTCGTACTGAACGCCGGGGGTCAGCTCCTGAAGAATGAAGTTCGTCACGTCGAAGCCGACGAAGACGGTCTGCCACTGCACTCCAACGATCGGCGGAGTCAGTGGCTGGTCCCAGGTGAATACCTGGTTCCAGTTCTTGGTGTTCGCCTCGTTCCAGGTGGCCGGATAGGCGATCGTGGTATCCGGTCGGTACCTGATCTCATAGTGGGAGCCGTCGAGGATCGTCGTACCGTCGGCATTCGTCGGCGCCGTCCAGGTAATCCGGATCTGTGCTCTGGTGATTCCGTCGCTACTCGATTCGTAGGCCGCCGTGGAGAAAGCGCCGAATACCGGAGTGGCGGGAACGGTGATATCCCCGACATGACGACCAGAGAAGGGCTCGAAGTTCGCGCCGCCCAGGCGTTCCAAGAACTCGCCCACGGTGATGCGGGTAGCTCCGGCCTCGGGAGCGTAGTAGTCACTGAAGTCGAGCCACTTGCCGTCGATGTCCCGGAAGGCCACGGTCCAGTTCGGGGGGATTCCCCATTCCAGCTCGGTCACCCTCAGATGAATCGGATTGATCGGGGCACCCTGCCAGTACGTCTCATTGTTCGTATCGACGAAGCCCGCATCGGGATTGAACACCATGATGGTGTCACCGGCACCGAACGTCCCGCGCACGTCGTACTCACCGGTGCTGATCTGGGAAGCACGACGTTGCGTATCGTACTTGTTCAACTCGACACCCGCCCTGGTGTCGACGATCTTCGCCGTGGCCTCCGGGTCATTGATGACCCGCGTCAATTTGACAGGATTACCGAAGAGATCCTTGTACGTCGTGGCCGGGCCGTTCGCCGTGCCCACGGCGATGGCCTTGCCCTCGCCTTCTCCGAGAAGGACGACGCGAGTGGTGTAGTCCTCGATGTCGGAGTCGAGGCTGAGATCCCCTTGCAGGCCGACCGTGGTCATCTCTCGGCCACCGCCCTTGCGGACCAGCAGCGCCGTGGGAGCAGCGACGCTGGGGTAGAGGGCGGACGCCTTGGCCACGTCCAGCACGCCGGTATTGCTGACCCGCCATTCCATCGGATCGGCGCTGTCCTGGGTGAAGGTCTCAGTGATGTAGTCCAGTGCCCAGCGTGGCGTCACCCACTGGAACTCTCCGGTGTAGGTGCCGGATGCACCGGAGCCGATGATGCCCGGCGTCACGGCGCCCGAGCTGGGGTAGAGCTGGGCCACGACCTGGGCGAAGGTCGAGCCGCTGAACGACTTGGCCGTCTCGAAGACGGCGCCCTTGTGGTCCTCGTCCCCGAGCCAGAACGCCATGCTGACGCCCTTGATCTCATACTCCACCGGGGTGTCGATGGCATCCTGATTGAACCGGGCCCGGTAGACCCCGACGTAGCGCGCGGCGGACAGTAGGCCGTCCCCCATCACCTCCACGTCCACCCGGCCGGGCAGGACGGCGATGTGACCGAAGTAGGTCAGGCCGTCCATCAGCTCGCGCGGGGTGTGCGACCGCAGGCGGATCGACCAGGACCCCAGCGCCTGCTTGACCTCAGTGATCATCGGCGCACGCCGATGGTCTGCTCAGCGGTGAAGCAGAGGTACTGATTGCGCAGGTCGGTCGCCTGGTCACCGGACTGGGCAGACCCGCCGCCGACGATCGAGCCGATGAAGAAGTCGAGCGCCGTGCTGGACGTCTTGTGCAGCCCGCCCTGGCCCGTCTGGGCGACGTGGGTCCGGGCCGAGCCCACGATCACCCGGTTACCTGCGGCGTCGTTGGACGTGGCCGCGACGTAGCCGGTCCCGGCGGTGCTGGCCTGGGCCGTTTCCAGGTAGACGGCCAGGGTGGTGGAGCTGTCGGTGCGCAGATACCCCTCGACGATGCGGGAGCCCCGCCGGAGCGTCAGGTCAAGCTGGGAACGCCCCGGGGACCGGCTCTTGAGCAGCCGGATGGTCACGGCCTCGAAGTCGTTCCGGACGATCGTGGCGGCGTCGAAGGTCCCCAGGTCCGGCCCGGCCGAGGACCCCACCGCGACGTTCCACTCCGTGCCCTCCCAGGACGTGCCGTCGAAGCTGCTCACCCGGAGGGTGGAGACCCCGGTGCTGGGGATGATGGACAGCAGGCCGTTCTCCAGCTCCCAGTCGGTCGGGGAGAGCGTCAGCCCCTCCCCCACGCGCTCGGCCGGTGCGACCTGCTTGACCCGCGCCCGGCCCCGGCCGTAGGTGCTCAGGTCGGAGGCCCACCGGGGGCTGGCCGAGGCAGGCATGCCGGTGTAGGCGTTGATCGAACCGCCGTCGGCCGTGGTGCGGCTGATGGTGGCGCTGGGCTGGCTCCCGACCCCGGTGTAGTAGGAGGTCGCGGCACCGGCCGGAGCGTGCCACCTGGTGCCGGTCAGCGCGAAGTCGTTCGATCGGAAGACGTAGGCCAGCCGGGATTCGATGTCGACGGCATTGACCGGGCCGATGTACTCCGCCTGCAGGTTCCAGGTGAACTTCGCGGCCTCGGCCTGCCAGTTCGTGATGACGGAGTTAACGTCCTTGATGACGTAGTAGCCGTCGTGGTCGGACTTGTCCGAGAAGGTGACGGGCACGAACCGATCGAGCAGGCCCAGGATGTCCTCCTGAAGCCGCTTCAGCGCGGGCAGCGTCAGTGGCGGGCTGGACTCCTCTCCCGCCAGGCCGAGGGTCCTCTTGTCCGTACCTGTATTGATGTTCGCCGTCAGCTCGAAGGTCTCGCGCAGCGTCATCCGGCCGATCGTGACCGATCCCCAGACCGTCATGCTCGCCTCTTCCTGCTGCGCTCAAGATCAAGTAGGGCCTGCTTGATGGCCAGGGCAGCCTCACGCCCGATCCGGGTGCCGTTGCTACCGGCCGGTACGTGGACCGAGAGGCTGACCGAGACATTGCTGGCCCCGGCCACCGCTCCCACCATCCCCGGCATGCCGCCGGTGAGCGCCCCGAGTTGCCGCTTCAGGTCGGCCGTGCCCTCCCGGATGCCCTCCTGGAAGCCGGAGATCACCAGGCGGCCGGCGGGCTTGAGGATGGACCTGTCCCGCTCCCTGGGGCCCTTCCAGTCCGGCAAGCTGCTCGTAATGCCGCTCAGGACCCCGCTCAGGGACGGGATCATGCCTCGGATGCCGGAGATGAAGCCGGAGATCACTTGTCGCCCAGCGCCGATCAGCCAATCGGCCGCGCCACTGAAGACGGACTTGATTCGGGCCCGAACGTCCCGGGCGACGCCGGACGCCTTGCCGGGCAGGGTCTTCCACTTCCCGATGAAGCCCGAGATGCCGAGCAGCGCCCAGGTGATCAGGCCCGCACGAAGCTGGGCGAAGGAGATCCTGACGTTGGGCCAGAGCATGTGCACGGCATTGCGCGCGCGCGTAGGAAGGTCCCGGAAGTAGCCGATGACACTGTTGGCCCAGGAGTGCAGGCCGGACTTGAGGCTGTTCCAGTCCTTCTTCCAGCCACCGGTGACCCAACTGAACACATTAGCGAAGAGCTTGACCGTCGCGGTGATGTCATGGGTGATCCCGGCGAAGATCGCCCGGAAGTTGTTATAGTTCTTCCCGAGCCAGATGAGCGCGCTCGCGACCATTCCGAGCGCCGTACCGAAATCCGAGAAGAACTGGTGCAGGGATTCCCGGATCTTCGGCCAGTCCTTCTCGATCTTGATGAAGAAGTCGCCCATCGACTTGCCCCAGCCGGGCAGGGCCTTGGCCAGATCGAGCAGCACGAGCGCGGCCACCCGCCCCAGGGCCTCAAGCCCGGGAGCCATGGCTTCGAGGAAGCCGATCAGTCCCTTGGTCAGCGGCACCAGGACGGGCGCCAGGGTCCCGAAGATCCGGTCGATGATCGGCCGGTTCCGCTTGATCGCCTCGCCGATCAGATCGAACGCCTTGATGATGGGCTTGACGAACACCTTGGCCGCGTCGCCGAACTCGGTCGAGAATGTCTTACCGAGTCTCTTACCCGCGTCACCGATCGCCTTGTTCTTGCGCAGCAGGAAGCCTGCCAGGCCGATCATCGCCACGCCGAAGACTCCGGCGAGGGTGGCAAGCAGGGTCGCAGCCACGCCTGCGGCGACGGTGGCGACCAGGCTCCCGGCGATCGCCATACCGGCGGTCACCAACCAGGGGGAACTCTTGAACGCCGTCCCGACGTTGACGTTCGCCATGCCCAGACTGATCGCCTTGACGAAGCCGGTGGCGAAGGCCACGACCGAGCCCGCCAGCATGCCCTTCGCCATTGGCCTGCCGACGCGGTTCCGGCCGATCGCGGTAATGCGGTTCGCGTGCCGACCAAGAGTCCCGTCAAGCCTACGGACGAATTCGTTGCCGTCGTACCGGGTATTGACCTCGACATAGGCATCGGCGATCTTGAATGCCTCAGCCATGTCTACCTCTCAATCAGGTCTGCAAGGACGGGATCGTCCAGCGAGACTTCTTTCCTGTCGCTGCCTGTCTCCTGAAGCCTTAGTTGCATCACTCCGCCGTACGCTGCCACTCGATACGCCAGGCTCACCAGGCGCGGACCGGTCATGCTTTCCACGGCTTCGGGAAAACCTATCCGATAGAACCTGAGAAAATCAGCATCCAGATCAGACAGGTGTTCACGAATCCACAGGACATCCCGTATCCGCTCTCTTATTTCCCCAGGCTGCCGGTCGCGTGCTCGGAGACGATCTGGGCGATCTGCTTGATCTGGTCGGAGGTGACGTCGGGGGACTCCTTCAGTGCCCGATATCCATCGCCCAGGACGGTCTTCATCACCCAGAACGCCGCTGCCAACTCACCGTCCTCGGCTGCGATCTCTAACATTTCCAGGACGATCCCGCCGCTGATAACGGCAGGCATGAAGAAATCCTGATCGCCGAGCGTGAAGATGTGAACATCTGGCAGCGGCTGAGCCTCGGATGCCGTGATGATGATCGGCTTGAACATGGGTAACCCCTTCCGGTTACGTCAACTGATCGATGATCCGGAACGGCCGGATCGCGCTGGACACGTAGTGCCCGATGAAGGAAGACGGCAGAAGGATCTGTCCGTCCTTCTTGTACTCCTGCTCCTTGATACCGTCGATCGACAGCACCTTCCGGACGATGATCCGGCGCCGGAACGGCGAAACGCCGGGCGCCCAGCCGTCGATGATGATGGCCTTGTAGGTCGGCTGGGTGGCCGAGGAATCGTTCACCGCGTCGTAAGTGGCGAACGCGGCCGATGCCGTGACGGTGCCGCCGTTGAGCACGTTGGCGATGTTCGCCAGCGTTGGCTCGGCGAGATTCGCTTCGATTGTCACCTCGCGCTTCGACAGACGCGAACCGACCCGGTCGACGATCTGGTCGACTTCCAGCTCGAAGTACTCCTGCTTGACGACCAGCTTCACGCCGTCCTGCGTGCCGCCCATGTCCGTCCAGACGGAGGCCGACGGCGTGGTGTTGACCGCCGAATCGGCAGGCTCGGTCGCGCCGAAGGCACCGATGTAGATATCAGCCGGACCGGCGATCAGATTGGTGACCGTGACTCCCATGATGCTCTCCTATCGGGGCCCTTAGACGGGAACCCACCATATCTCGATGTCGGCCTGGTACCTAGCATAGTCAGCTTCGTCGCCCGGCATTTCGGTGGGCTCGGTACGCATTGTCACGTCCAGCACCTTCGCATCCTTGTATGCCGAAGGCATAGCGGTGATGAGTTGAGGAGTCGTGCGATACTGAATGGTCGCCGCACGGATCTGCTCGATGCACTGATTGGCGACATTGCGCGGAGGCCTACCGCTGTTCTTCGCCTTGGCATAGGCGGAGAGCGAGAGGACCGGACGGCGCAATCCATTCTGCCCCGGAGTGCCGCCGACCGGCCGGACGACGACGAATCCCTTGGCCAGCCAGGCATTGTCATCCGCCGGTCTCGGCAGTTCGGTCGCGACGTTTCCTTCCAGGTAGGGCACCTGTTCGCGAAGCCACGTCACGGCGACGAGGGACGAGTTCGGAATGAGCGTCGCGGGCATCTACCTCACCACCCGCTTCTGATACAGCGCGCGCCGCATGAACGCGACCTCTGGCGTGCCGGGGTGAAAGACGTGGCCGGAGGGGGCGTAGAAGGGGGCCCAGCGTCCGCCGGTCCTCGGCCCCAGACCGTAGTTACCGTGCGCATAGATGTGGTGAGCGGAGGACCCGTACTCCTGCGGCTGCCAGTGATCGGTGCCGACCCAGACCTGCCCGGAGAACCTGCCCACCTGGGTCATGTGGATCGATGCCCGGAGCGTGCCGGTGTCGACCGGCACGTAGCGCCTGGCATCCCGCATCACCGCGCGCGTCACGCGCCGGTTCATCGCCTGGATCTTGGCGTCAAGACGCGCAATGCCGGGAGGGTAGGGCACGACGATCATGACACTACCTCCCCTGCCTTGTCGGCGTCGGGCGGGCCACCTCGAATCCTGTCGTCCAGGAGTTCAGGCAACCCGGTGAAGCTCAAGCCGCACGTCTTGACGTGCGACGGGATTCTGTACATGGTCCACGAGCGTCAGGATGTAGACCGACCCGGAGATCTCATCCTTGACCCGGTCCCCGAGCTGCACGTCGGTTCCGTGCGGCACGCGGGCCGTGAAGTACGTGATGATCTCCGGACGGCCATCGACGGGAGAGCGCGTCTTGCGACTCACCGTGAGCAGGCTGGCCAGCACGCCGGTGGCGATCGTTGTATCGCTGTCCTCCGAGTCGCCGAAGAGGGTTTCGCCCTCGCCGCGCAGGACAGAGATCTTGGTAGTGGGAACGGCGTTCATTCCCACCCCTTCGAGTACGGATCATTGCCCTCGGTCAGCATGTCGAGCGGCGCGCCTACCGGCGTGGAGATTCGCGGAGTACGGAGAGTGTTGCCAGCTTTCCAGGAAAGATTCTTGAGCGCCCTTGCCGCCAGCGGCGCCAGGGAGACCTTCCATTCTGCCGCTTCGTTGTCCTTCGTCCCGCCATAGTTCACCTCAAGGCCGTCCTGACGGAACGAGGCAACGACAGACTTCTGGTCATACCCCGGCTGTTGCATCTGCCAGACGGTCTGCCAGCACACCGCCCGATTCAGCCAGTACAGATCTCTTGAAGCAAGGGAGGCCGACGCGGCCTCGGTCCGGTTCGCGTAGATCGTGATGACCTCGTTGGCAGCACTGAGCTGAGGAGAGGTGACGGTTGTGCCCGTCACGTTCAGGACATCCGCAGTGCTGGCCCAGGTCATCTCAGTGCGGGGCCTTGCCGAAGTCCGGACCGTCGGTCGGGTCGGACTGCTCTACCAGGATCACGGCCGGGACAGCCGGGACGGCGTAGGTGAGCACGACCGAGCCGTCAGCCCGGGCCTCGGCCGACTCCAACTCGACGGGACCGGTCACGGCCAGGCCGCGATTGCGCGCCTCGGTCGACAGGTATGCCTTGTTCGCCTCGTGCATCGCCTCATGGTCCTGCTCGGCCTGGTAATCCCGGGCCATGAGCACGAACTGGTGCCGGAAGGATGAGTCCGGCTCGCTCTCGGGAGTGGACTTCGCCGCCACGGTGGTAGCCGGATTCTTCGCCATGCTGATCTCCCTCCGGGTGCTCCGGGCCGGGCGGAAGGTCCCGGCCCGGAGCGAATCGGTCAGCTCGTCTTCTCGAAGACGGCGAAGGCGTTCGCCGCGCCGACCTTGAAGCCTCGCCGCATGGCCGCCTTCATCAGCGCCTCGTCGGTCAGGAAGCCGACGCCGGTAGCCGCCCGCTGGAGCTGGAAGCCCGGATTGGAGCTGACGATCTGCGGGGTCAGCTTCGCCAAGCCCTTGATCAGCAGATCCCGGTTGCCGATGATCAGCAGCGGATTGCCTGCCGGGGCCGTGGTGTTCGTCGCCGAGACCCGAGCACCCATCGTCCAGTTCACCCGGTTACCGAACAGGAGATCGGCCGCCCCCTGCTGGTCGGTCCCTTCGATGAAGATCGGCCGGTTCTGGGTGTCCTTGACGCCCCGGAACACCTGACGGAACGCCGGGCTGGCCGCGACGAAGAGCTGGCTGTCGTCGAACCAGATCGAGTCCTCGACCTTGCCGAGGGTGGCCGACAGGTTGTCGTACGTCGCCGAACCGGACACGAAGTTGGCATCGGCGGTGTAGCCGACGTTCGTGTCGGTGGTCCGCACGGCCTTGTAGACCGAGTCGTAGAGCACCGTGGTGCCGTTGGCCGCAGCCGAGGTACCAAGAGTGGAGTTGTCGAAAAAGATCGCCATGTTCCGCGCGGCATCGACGCGCTTGGTCGCCAGGATCTGGACCGGGGAGTCCAGCAAATCCTCTTCGGCGATCCGGGCCACGCCACCGGCCTTGCGGGCGATCAACTCGACGTAGTCGTTCGTGCCCGCCGTCTCGCCGTAGGCCGCGCCCTTGGCGATCGCCGCGATGGCGAAGTTACCGGAGCGGGGAACCCACTTGGTATCGGAAGCCATCGGCTCCGGACGACCCAGCAGCTCCGTGACCGAGTTGCGGGCCAGGGCCTGAATGGCCCGATCCCCACCCTCGATCGGGATCCAGTCCTCGAACGTTTCGCGCGCCACAGTGTCTCCTCATGCGGGGATGGAGCCGGAGTAAGTTACGTCTCCGGCATCCGCTCCGACGAGGCGTTGAGGTGATCTCCGGCTTCACGCCTGGCGAGATCGGCTGTTGTTACGGTATCAGCTCAGGGATCGGGTCGAGAAGCCTGCCTGCTTCATCAGCTTGGCGGCGAACGCCTTATCGCCGTCCGGGGCGACCTCCTTGTCATCTCGGCCACCCCCCGTCCTCACCCTCGGGGCGGGGCGGGACGACCTGGCAGCGAAGAACTCCGGGTACTGATCCTTCAGATCGTCGATCCCGTCCTCGAAATCGAACGAGCCATCGTCGTCCGGCTCGATCGACAGGTCCATCAGTGCCGTCAGCCGCTTCGCCTGGACGGCCGTGCCGGTGAAGCCTGCGCCCTGGATCGCGCTGGTCGCGGCGTTCCGCGCCGCGACGGCGCGCCAGCGCTCGGCCTCGGGATCCGGACCGTTGGGCTTGTCGTCCGGCTCGTCCGGCTTATCGCTGCCCGGCTTGCCACGACGGGCCGCAGCCAGCTCACGGCGCGCCTGGTCTCTCTCGTCACGCCGCTTCCGCAAGGTCGCCTGAACCCGCTTCCACTCGTCCTCGGTGGGAGCTGAATACGGCTCGGGAGCATCAGGCTCGTCCGGTTCGGGAGCCTCGGGAGCGTCCGGTTCGGGAGCGTCCGGGGTGTCCGGGGTGTCTGGCATTTCTTGTTCCTTCCGCTACGCGGGAGAGGGATTCTCCCGCACGATCTGGTCGAGCAGCAGGGCCAGCGCCGCCGAGGCGTCCAGGTCCGGCTCCACGGCCGGGGTCACCACCGGCACGCCGTCCGGCCCGACCGACGTGCTCTCGGCTCGGCCACCGCCCCCCGTCACACCGAGCTTCTGGGCGGCCCCTGCCAGCTCCAGGAGCATCGCCAGGCGTTCCTTGAGGGTGTAGGCCTCCGGCTCCGGGTCGAGCCAGGTGGCCACCTGGCTGGCCTCGTAGCCCGCCTCGGTCAGGGTCTGGTCGGTGGGTACCCCGACGAGCTGCTTGAGCTGGACCACCTGCCAGTCGTTGGTGTCGGTGGCCGAGTAGGCGGGCGCCCAGGTCACGTCGATCACGGAGTCGGGAGTTCGGCCCGCCAGCTCCGCCACGAACCGCCACGTGCTCACCACCGGCGCCCGCAGCGTCGCCTGAAGCTTCTTGGCCCGCTTGACCAGCGGCGCCTCGGCCACCCGCCGGCTCTCCCCGCTGGGTGGCTGGGTGCTGGGCTTGAAGTCGTGCAGCGGCGTCCGGGTCAGCACCGCCATGATCAGCACGTACATGTCGACCGACTTGATGAAGACGTCCGGGTCGGCCTCGTCGAACGTGCCGACCTCGCGCATCCCGGTGAAGCGCTGCATCGTGCCCGGCCCGCTGCGCTGGGCCGAGCGTTGCCCACTGCGCCGCACGCCGCTCGGATTCACCCCGTCCACCAGATCGGCGTCTTCGTCCGCCTCCCAGTCCGGGGAATCGTCTGCTTCGTCGAGCACCGCGCCCTCGTCCGTGAGGCCATACCTCTGGGGCCAGCCGTGCGCGTCCGTCGTGGTCAGGTGGGTCACCAGCAGTTTGTTGAGCGCGACCTGGCAGCCGTACCCCTTCTTGTGCACGGGCTCGCCGTACGGGATGCCCGTCCGGTAGTGGAAGAACGGGATCCGGCCGAAGGGGTTGACCTCCGGCTCCTCGACCTCCTCCCACGAAGAGTCCTTGTCCATCGGCTGGCCCTCGATGGACTGCCAGTGCTCCACGACGTCGTCGTACCAGAGATCCGCCCGCCAGATCCGGCGCTGATGATCCACGCACCAGCGCTTGATCAGGTAGACCGGAGTGCGCTCATCCTGCTCGTCGTAGAACATCCGGGTGTTCTTCGGCTTGTGGTACGTGATCTTCACCCCGGCGGCCCGCAGCTCCGGATTCCGGCCGTCGTCCTCGTACGGCCAGACCATCCAGTACGCATCCCCATACACGCAGGTCCACCTGATCAGGTCCGGGTACATCACGCCCACGTCGTTCGCCAGCCACGCGAGGGTGATCGCCTCCGTCGCCGCAGCGTCGTCCGCCGCCGTCACCCTCTCGACCTCGACGCGGTCGCTCAGCGCATCTACCGGCACGGCTGCGAAGTTGAACCGGTACGGACTCCCTGTCGCTTCGACCAGATGCCTGATCCGCTCAGAGGCGAAGAATTCCTCCACCTCGCCGCCGTAGAAGTCCTCCGCCTCTTCATAGGCTGGCAGTGCCTTCTCCATCTCCACCCAGCCGGTCAGCAGGTCCTCGATCACAGGTAGTCCTCACTCTCGACCCGGGCCGGAACGGCTTTACTGCTCAGTAGGAAGAACCGTACTCCCTGCACCGCCGCGTCGATCACGTCGTCGTGCGGACTGTTCGGGAAGCCCACCGCCTGCTCCTCCAGCGCATCGAACCGCTGACGGTGGTAGACGCGCTGCTCCTGCCACAACTCCAACGCCTCGGCGAATCGCACCTCTTTACTCGCGGTGCTGTTGAACTGGTGATACCTCACGCCCGGAATCCCGGCGAACACGTCCTGCCAGAGATCTCCGCCCTGATTGCTCTCCACCCGGATCAGCTTGATAGCGGGGAACTGTGGCAGCACCCGTTCGATGACGAACTGGCGCAGATGCCGTCCCGTCAACTTCACCCCGACCGAGTACCTGATCACGCACTGGCTCGGCCGGATGACCTTCCGTCTCATCAGCGGCATATTGCTCACCGGATCGAACCTGCCGGTCTCGATCAGCTCCGTCACTGCCGGCCGGAAGCTGATCACGCTCAGACCGCTGTAATCGCTCGTCTTCCGTGTCGTCACCGCAGGGTCGACGAACAGTGCCGTCTTGGTGCAGCCACTCAAGTCGCCGTACCGGAAGTCCTCTCTCAGCCAGTACACGCCCTCCCGTGCCATCGGGTCGTTCTCGTAGTTCTTGGCATAACTGCGGGTGTGCCTGATCGACTTCAGGAAGTCCAATGACCACTTTGCGGGCCAGACACTCTGCTCCTCGCCGTCATCGGCGATCGTGATCGGGGCGAAGTAGTGACACTTGATCTTTTCGTCGGCGATCCAGTCCGCAACGTCGACATTCTTCGCTGCCTTCACCGCCTGGTGCATGATCGAGCCCGGCATGGTCACCGTGCCAACTCCGACCACCCGCGCACGCACATTCAGCGGGAAAATCGCGTCCGTGACCGTCGAAAGGCGTTTCTGTGCCTGATCTGCCGAATAATTCGCCTCATCCGGCTCGATATCGTCCAGAATTAGCAGATCCGGACGTTTCGAGCCCACTTTCATGCCCAACATGGCCGTATCTATGCCCTTGGCGAGCAGTACGAAGCCGTTCGCCATATGAATCATGCCCGCTCGGTCCGCTATCGAGCCCCCACTGCTCCGTTTCGTCGGCGTGCACAGCTTCGTGAAGTCCATTTTCAGCAGAGTGTTCATCGTGAACTCCTGCCGGACGCTCAGCAAGTGCGTCTCTGCCTGGGACGAGGCATGGGCGAATGCCGCCGTGAACTCTGAGTAGCCGTTGGCCGCCGCCCAGAGCACGAAGATCAGGAACCACCACGTGCTCTTGCCCGACTCGCGCGGAGAGATGATCATGTGGCGGTTCTCCATCGGCTCGCACCGCTCCGCCGCCCAGGTCATGGCAATCTCAGCCCAAGCGAAGTGAACTTCACTGAAGGTCACCTTGCCCTCATCGTCCTTCAGGTGATGACTGAGATAGATCACCGCGAATGCGATGGGATCCTTCGCCAGCACCCGTCTCGTCTCGCTCGCCTGAGCATCCGGCATGTCCGAGATCGTGATGATGATCTTGTCCAGCTCGCGGAGCCACTGCTCGCTCCATCGACCGGTGCGCTTCGGCTGGGGTCGGTCGAAGACGACCGACCTGTCGAGCACGCGAGCAACGATCGCGTCTTCCTTCCGCTGGCGCAGGAAGCTGGGCTGATCGTGGTCACCTTGGTACGGGCGCCGTCCCGGTGGCTTCTCAACCTTCAATGGCGTGCAACCTGGTCACTGCCGCAGCCGCAGCCTCCTGAGCGGCCTGGCGTGCCTCGTCCGTGATGATGACCTCTGTCTTGATCGCCGCATCCAGGCCGAGCAACTTCGAGATCCGCTCATGCACCTTCAGGCCTGCTTCGAGCGCCCTAATCCTGGCTGAGTGATCATCGGCCACCTCCCCCGTCAGCGGGTTGATGATCACGCGTCCGTTCGAGACCATCGGTTGCGCACCGGCGCGCATCTGCTGCGTGCTCAGCGCGAGCATCTCCATCAGTCCACCGAAGAGCTGAGCGCGTACCTCATCGCGCTCCGTGTCCAGGAACTCCTTCTTCATCAGGCCGACGTAGTACCTGACCTTCTCCGGCCGCATCGAGTACTTCTCGGCGATCTCTTCGTACGACCCGCCAGCGACGTACATCTTCCAGACGTCCCGCTTCGCGTACCACTCGATCGCTGCGTTCGGCGCCTGGCCCGGTGGGCGTCCTCTGCCTAGTGGATCTGCCATGAGGGCGATCCTATCCGAACGTCTATTTCAAGATCAACTTTGAAGGGCTTCCAGAAAATCGACGGATTTCAGAGGTGCTCTTTCAAGATCAACTTTGAAGGGCTTCCAGAAAATCGACGGATTTCAGAGGTGCGTCCCCGTCCCCGCCCATACGCGCAGTTTCAGGGCACCCCCGGGGTCTGCGACCGACCCCCCGTGCACCTAGGTGC